TTTATATAAGTCTATTCTGCTTACTACTCAACTTCTTCTTTTTAGGTTTTTTCTTAGAAACATGTATATACCCTTCCAAATTACCCTGTTTTGAGAATAGATTAATCTTTTCCAATGTATTACGTATTTCTTTAGGGACTTCTTGTATATGATTCTTGGAAAGTTCAATATCATGATAAGTAACAGCTCCAAACTCGTTATATACACCTGCAAGGTTATAATCTCTTGGTTCCCATACTATTGTTACGTTTGAGTTCTTTAGTAGGTCTTTTGACTTGCTAAGTATCTCATTTAGGTCAGGTCTTGATTTAGATTTGCCACCACACAGCCAATAAAGGTTGTTCTGACTATCTGTAGAGATTATATCTCCTGACTCTGCATAACATAATGCGTTATATAAACCAAGTACTTCTGCCTCATTATTTGTAAAACCACTCTTTTCTACGTATTCTATCTCAACTAGCTCACCATTCTCGTCAACTATCGAGTATCCACCACCTCTGTCTGAAGGATTTGAACCATCAACGAAACCATCAATGTAATATTTCATGTATTATACTTGTATTATGTGTTTGTAATAAGCTTCTTAAATATCCAAGGAAATTAGAAACAGAAGAGAAGCCTCGAGATTTGTTAGCTCAAGGTTTGACCAATGGATTTGATTTGCTTCTTAAATGACCCTGAGGTATCTTAGTTTCCAGACCGATATTATATCTGCATTGTATATCGTAGAAGTTACAGCTTTGACTTATTCAAAGTTTTGTTATGTCGGATTGCTTTTTGGTTATTTGCAGTGAGATATTAGGACATCCTATTCATATCTCGCAAAAAGCTCTTTATAATGGTCACCTTCTCAATTTCTGTGACCAACCATATAACCATTGGTGGTTATATTCTCTCTATGTGTATACAGTTTTTCATTGGTGTACTTATATGGTTTACCCAATCTGTATATTTATAATTAAAAAATCCTTACAGCGGATACCCAGGGTTGAGTGTCCAATGTAAAGATTCTTACAGACTTTTCAACCCCGTATATTTGCTGGTCAAGGATTACCTTAACATAACCATCATATCACATTTAAAAACACTTGTCAAGTACTTTATAATATTGACAACTAATTAAATCTGTGGTATAACTACATAGAACCTGTTCTTAAACGATACTATTTGTATTGTTACTTTTGCACAAAAGCCTCAGAAATGGGGTTTTTGTGTTTATTTACAAAGCTAAGTCTTAAGTGCACCCCGCTTAAGGAGGTTGACATAATATATAATTCATGGTATAAATTGATTATGAATGCCACTCAACTCAAACAGCACTGGGCAAATATAATGGAAATATTGAAGACTAATCCTGAACTTTTAGGAAATAAGATATGGAGACTTGAAAATCTATACATAATTAACACAAAATCTAAAGGAAAACAGATATTTAAGCTTACTCGTGCCCAAAAACACTTTCTTGAGAACATACGTAACCGTAATATTATCCTAAAATCACGACAATTAGGCTTTTCAACGTTGATTACTTTATGGATTCTTGATGAAACGCTGTTTAAACCAAACAAGGAGGCACTAGCCATCGCCCACGTTAAGGAAGGTATGACCGACATCTTCGACAAGAAGGCTAAATTCGCAATTATGAACTTTCCTGATGAAATTAAAGGAATTTTCAACTTCAAGACCAACTCTAAGACTAAACTTACTATTCAATTCTCTGATGGCTCACAATCTACATTCGGTGTAGCTCTTTCTGGTCGTTCGGGTACATACCAATATGTACATATTTCAGAATATGCAAAATTATCCAAGATGTTCCCACAACGAGCAGAGGAAGTTATGTCAGGAACACTACCTGCTGTTCCAATGGATGGATTTGTCTTTATAGAGTCCACAGCTGAAGGAGCTAGTGGTTCGTACTATGACACGTATATGGACGCCTTAGACGCCAAATCTAGGGGTTCTGAGGCACTATTTAAGGTGCAGTTCTATCCACACTTCTATAATTGGACATGGGATGATATGGAACTCGATAATATTAGTGAAATTATCCCAGTTTCTGCAATGCAACGAGGAAATATTGATTGGGAGTCTTACCAAGCACAACATAATCTTTCAGATAAAGAAATGACGTATTATTACATGCGTTGGCTATCTCTTAAGAAGGATGTTGAACGTTTAAACCAAGAATACCCAACTACTCCAGATGAAGCATTTATTTCTACGGGTAAACCTTACTTTGACCAGAAAAAGATTCTTGAATGTAAGATGATGGTACAAGAACCTGAGTACTTTGATGTTATTGGTCGTGAGGTTGTAGATGTATATGCAGGACCACTAATGGTTTGGAAAAAACCACAACCTAAACGAGCATATGTTATTGGAGGAGATACCGCAGAAGGTCTACACAATGGAGACTTCTCTACACTTACAGTAATTGATGTTGAAACACGTGAGATACAAGCTATCTATAAGTCTCAAATACCTCCAGATGAGTTCTATGAAGTGTGTATTGCTGTTGGTAACTGGTATAACAACGCATTATTAGCAGTCGAAGTAAACAAAGATGGTCTTTGGGTAAACAATGAGCTTGAACGCTCAGGATACACAAATCTCTACTACAGACAGCGTATTGATGACGTAACAAAGCAAGTTGCCAACTCTTTTGGATGGCGTACTGACAGACAGTCGCGCGATTCAATGCTTACTGAACTTCGCTCCGTATTTACAGATGTTGCGTTTACTCAGGCACCACTTTTAGATGAAATGATTTCATTTGTACGCAATGCACGAGGAAAACCAGAGGCGGTACTAGGAAAACACGATGACGTTATCATGGCTACAGCTATTGCTTATATGGTTCGCAAACTTTGGTACGTAGAAAACTTTAAACAACAAAACACTCAAACAAAACCTTCTACAAAAATGGATTTGATATTCATGAAACTAAATAGATAGGTATAACTTGACAAATTAATTAATCTATGTGATAATAAAGACACTATTAATCACGTATACGCTTATTAAAACTATGGCAAAAAAGAGCTATCTCTTGAAAAGATTGCTCGCCTTGCCGATTTATCGCTTAACACCATTGTTAAGGTTGAAAATGGAGTAAATACAAACCCAACCATTGAAACACTAACCAAGATTGCCAAGGCGCTTGAAGTTGGTGTTGATGATTTAATAAAGTAGAAATATGGCAAAAAAAGATTATACAAAATTAGAGAAAGACGACTTGCTCAAAGTCATTGAAAAACTGGAATCCCGCAAAAAATACGGGCTGATTTGGGACGAGGAAAAAACCAAAGAGCAATTTGAAAAGGAATCGGAAAACGCCTTGCCTGTTTTGAAAGAGGTCAAAAGCAAAGAAATTAAAACTGATCCGAGCAAGCCGACCAATATTTTGATTGAAGGCGACAATTATCACGCCTTATCTGTTTTGAATTATACCCACCAAGGCAAAATTGATGTTATCTATATTGATCCGCCGTATAACACAGGAAATAAGGATTTTAAGTATAACGACCGATTTGTTGATAAAGAGGATTCATACAGACATAGCAAGTGGCTATCGTTTATGAGCAAGCGTTTGCGCCTTGCAAAAAATTTGTTGCAGGATGATGGTGTTATCTTTATATCTATTGGCGAAGACGAAATCGCTCAACTTAAGTTACTCTGTAATGAAATTTTTGGTGAGAAAAACTTTATAACAAATTTTATATGGGAAAAAACACAACATTTTGGTCGCCAAAAAGTGAATTCTTACTCTAATGCTGATTACATTCTTTGCTATGCAAAGCAATTAAACAATTCTGGACTTAAAGAGTTGTTAGTTGAAAGTATTAAAGAAGAGCATGAGGACGCTCCTTTGTATAACGCATCAAACCCAGTAAATACACTTACTATTCCAGCAAAAAAAGTCATATTCAATATTCCTGACGGAGAATATACGCGAACGACTGATGAAAAATATAAACTTATACAAAAAGTTGTTGTAAAAAATGGAAAAAATAAAAACCCTTTAGTTTTAAGGTTCAATTCAAGGTGGTCGCAAAAAAATGTTGAAAAAGAATTAGAGAAAGGAACTACTTTTTGGGTAAAGAGTGAGAACTTTGCTATTCGTGCTATTTATGGAAGTGGCAAAACATCAAACGAATCGCCTAAACAGATTATTTTTACAAATGGAAATAACGAATTTGTTGCAAAGTCTAGATTTGGACAAAAGGTTGGAGTAAATGAGGAAGCAAGCAATGAGTTGTTTAACATGATTGGGGAACAAAATATTTTCGAATATCCAAAACCGAGAACTTTAGTTGAATATCTTACTTCCTTACTCTTTGATCATTATGAAAATAATTACCAGAAGGAAATTACGGTTTTGGATTTTTTTGCCGGTTCTGGTTCGTCGGGGCATGCTGTTTTGAATCTAAATAAAATTGATAATGGTAAAAGAGTTTTTATCTTATGTACTAATAATGAGGAAAATATTTGTTCCGATATTTGTTATCCACGCGTACAAAAAGCTATCAAGGGTTATAAAAATAAAAAAGGTGAAAAAATTGACGGACTTGGCGGAAACTTAAAATATTACAAAACCGCTTTTGTAAAAAATTCCATTAGCCGAGATGATTTGAAAATGCGTATCACTCGCGAATGTACGGAAATGCTTTGTTTGCGAGAAGGAATTTTTGACGAGGTGAAAGCCAAACCCGATTATCATATCTTTGAACAGAACGGCAGAATTATGGGCGTGTATTATTCAATGGAACGAGACAGCTTGGCGCAATTAAAAAAGGAGCTGGACAAAATGGAGGGCGAAAAGATTTTGTATTGCTTTACTTTTGATCCGTTGGGTCTGGATAAAAACGATTTTGCCGATTGGCAAGGTGTGAGTTTAGAGCCGATCCCGCAAAAAATATTAGATATTTACGAGCAAATTTATGAATATTAATCTTAAAAATTATCAAGAAAAAGCAGTCGGCGAACTTATCGCCACTTTCAAAACACTTCTTACAAAAATGGATTTGATATTCATGAAACTAAATAGATAGGTATAACTTGACAAATTAATTAATCTATGTGATAATAAAGACACTATTAATCACGTATACGCTTATTAAAACTATGGCAAAAAAGAAAGTATCTAGTATTGAACAGGATGCACAAGACATGTTGGATTCATACGAAATTGGTGGTGATGTACCAAAAGAGATAAAGGATAAAATAAAACAGGGTAATAAACTACAAACAAAGCTTGATAAATACAAGAAGTCTTTTAAGCAAACGAAATATCGACAGAAGTATGACAATATTCTTGCTTACATGGATAAGAACCTTGTAAATACTGCAACATATAACTCATCAATGCCATCAGCTACTACAAGTGTGGCTTATTCGTTTATTTATGAAGGTGGTTCTTATACACAAATTCCTGTAATTAACCGAAACACAGAAAACGAAGCAAATAGAGTACCTGCTTCTAATGAGCCAGTTGCTTTCTCTAAGATTATAACAGCTGTTTCAGTTTTAGCTGGTAAAGTACCAGATGCAACAGTTCTTTCTTCAGATAAAATCTATTCTCGTACTGCATATGAAATGTGGAAGCGAACATGGACAAACCCTCTTGCTAATGGACTCAATACACTTCAATATTTCTACTATAACGTTCTTAGTTCTGGATTCGGAGCATATCGAGTATTCCCACGAAAAATTGAACATGAGAGTAAAGGAGTTCCACGAATCATCTATGATGACATCTATCGTCAAGCACTAGACCCACGAAGAATTTGGATTGGTTCTTCTGTAAATATTTATGACCAATGGTCTCGTGGAGAATGTGTTTATGAAATTGACCAAAAGGCTGAAACATTCCATGAAAAATATGAAGACTCTAAATACTTTAAGTTAGAGTATGCAAACACAAACACGGATACTGAAATTGACCCTAATCAACAATCAGAATTCGTTGTTATTCGATACTATGAAAACCCAATCTTAAACAAATACTGCGTTGCATGTGGTAACTATCCAATCTACGAAGGAGAAATGCCTAACGATGAAGGATTTGGACACGTACAATGGGCTAACTGTTTTACAGAAAACCCTAGTGACCCTTACGGTGTTGGACTTGTAGAATTGATGCGAGGAAATGTTGAAATGTATAACTACATTGAAGGACTTTCAGCAGAACAAGTTGAAGCAGAAATCTCACCACTTCTTTTCGGAACAAACACTGGAGTTGGAGAAATGACTTACCGAAGAGGACCAAATGTTATTAACCCTAAAGGACAAGGAACATCTATTGATGTTATTAAGACTTCAGGTAACGTTCAACAATCACTTATCTTTGCTGATAGTCAAAAGCAAAAGATTGCAGATAACACAGGTATCAACGATATTCTTGCTGGTACTGCTGGTGAAGGAACTCTTGGAGCTACTGTAATCATGAAAGAAGCTGCACAGTCTCGACTTATTATTCCACGAAACAATGTTGTGTCATGTCTACAACAAGATGCATATGCAACATGGTCATGGATTCGACAAATCTACACTGTTGATAAAGTAATCCTACTTAGTAGTGACGAACAGCTTAAACAATTCGTTAAGTTAAACCCTGGATACTTTGTATCTGTGGTTGAAGACGATATTGCTACTGATGACCCAATGAGTATTAGTTACGACCTTAATGAAGAAGGAGACAATGGTGAACCTGGAGAAGAATACGTTAAACCAAAGAAGAAAGCTACTAAGTATGCTTATTCTAAAAAGGTTCCGCTAAACTTCGACATTAAGATGATGGAAAGTGATACATCTGGTGAACAAGACTCTGTACAAGAGCTTCCAGATGACTACCTCATGCCTGCAAGTGAGTTGTTTACAATTCTTGGAGGAAGAGGACACATGTCTGACAGAATTGAATTTATTATTGACCCAACTTCAATGTTGTTGCCATCAGATGAAATCAATAAGCAACGTGTTACACAAATCTATCAAATGGTTACACCTGCAACTGCACAAATTCTGCAATTTGAAACTCAGATGCCAGACCTTTCTCGTACAATGTTGCAACAACTTGACCAGGTACTTGAAATTAATAAAGAATCTATTTTTGACTGGTTCCCTAAAGATGTGTACGACCGAATTATGAAGCCTAAACCACCAGCACCTACACCAGCACAAATGGTTGGAGCTGAGGGAATGGGTGGACCATCAGGAGCAAACGCACCACAACCAATGGGAAATACTCCACAACCAATGGGACCAATGACTCAAGAATTTAAGTCAGCATCAGCACCTTCTACACCATTTAATGACGCTATGAACGCCTCTATCGGAAGAGGAGCTAAAGGTAATTTAGGATAATATATGGCAATTAAAAAAACAAACAAAAAAAAATCTACAAAAGCAGAGATTGATGAAGCTAATAAGGCTCTTGAGGAATTAAATACTCCACAGAAAGGAATTGATGATTTAAATAAATCAATTCAAAACAAGAACTATTCAGAACTCACAGACTTTGTAATGAGATTCGCAATGACAAAGGATTGTGAACTTATGTTCAGACTTCTTGCACGATTGCAAGAGCAACCACAGACATTCAGAGGAAAAGACGAGTTCAACACTATTTATGATATTGCACTCATTGATGGAGAACGCCAGATGGTTAGAAAGTTTGCAAACATTGTAGCAAAAGCAATTAATGGAGACAGACTAGAACTTGAAAGAGATTTAGTTAAAAATCCTTATATATAAAATATGAAAAAAACAAACAAAAAGAAAGGACTTATCTTTAATGGTCCAGAGTTCTCAGTAATGATTCGATACTCTAAAAAAGCAGAAGATGGAAGAATAATTAAAATTATTCCAAAACAAGGAAGAGCATTTGAATTATCTACAAAAGATTTAGTTTCATTACTCGCAAAACATGTAAACTTTGATGTTCTATCTCCTGCATTTGTTGAAAACAAGCAAATTAACATGATTCGTGTTACTAGAAATGTAACATTTGTACCAAACAAAGACATAAAAGCTGGTGAAACAGTACACATTCCATTCACACACATGATTCCAATTGAGTTTGCTATTGCAGAGGAAGCTGTAGGTGTTGCATTAATTGATGACAAGGTTAAAACAATAAATAAAAAAGAGTTTGAAGATGCAAAACTTCGTGTTGATGCTTCTTTAGAAAACTATACACAAGAGCAATACAGAGCAATGCTCGAAAAAGCTAAAGGCAACCCAAACTCATCTTAGAATGTAAGGGGTTGTTTTTGGTATAAAAACCAGACTTATTAACATAGTATCCCATCACTACTGGGTAATGTAGTGTAAATTGTTCTATGGCAACAAAAAAAGCAAAAACATTAGTAGAAGCTGACCGTTTATCACAAGCAGAAGAAATTGCAAGTGGAGAATCTAAATCAGATGCGATTATTGCTAAATATGGTAATAATCCAATTCATGGTGCAGATGATTCAACTGTAAACAAAGCTCTTGAGAAATTAACATTAGTTAAACCAGAACTTAAACAAGAAGTAATTGATGGATATGAATCAGAATTACACTTCATCAACGGAGTTGTTCCAGCTGGGTTTTCTAAGACTTATGGTCAAGAAATTACAAACGCAGAAGAAGGTCAGGCGGCAGAACTTGTAAAATCAGCTCAAAAAATATTTAAGAAAGAAGACGGATTCAGATTCTTCCTAAAGTTTTTGGACAACTTCATCTTTACAGTTATCGTACCAATTAAGTTTTCTAATCAAGATGACTTAGCGTATGCTTACTTTAAGGGAGACTTCCGTTCACTAGTTCTCAAACCAGGAAACACTAACGAACAGGTTGAGAATTACGCAAAAAAGGTCGCACGAAACCTTGGTTATCAAAAAAACCGATAAGACTAAGTCAGTACTTGACAAAAGTTTTAAATAAGGTATACTATTACTAACCATAAATCGCTCGCCTTGCGTCATAGGTGTATATGGAAGATACAAACAACAACGTACAAGACGACTTCAATTTTGATAACTTCCTTTCAGAAGAATCAAAACAAGAACTCGGTATTGCACCCGAAGCTACCACTGTAGCAGAGGAAAAACAAGAAGTAAAAGCTGAATCTTCACCAGCAAAAGTTACTGAAACTGTAGTTACTACAGAAAAACCAGTAGAGGTTGAAAAAACAATCGAACCAGAAGTTGATAATACAGCTACTGGACCTGTGCGTGCTCCAAACGAACCAGATTGGAAGTACGAATATCGCAAAGAAATTTGGGATAAACAACAGGCAATAAAAAATTCTAGTTCAGATGAAGAAAAGAGTGCACTCTTGACAGAAATCAAAGAACTACGAAAAGAGGTTGCTCAGACTTATAAAAAGAAAGAGCAAGACATCTTTGAATCTGAAACAGAAGTTCCAGAAGGATATGTTAAAACAGATGAGGTACTCAAAATTGTTGAGGAACGCGAACGTATTGCCAAACTAGATGCGCTTGAAAGTAATTTCATTGCATCTAAACCAAAGTTGCAGAATAAACAGAACTATGACATGTTAATGTCGTATATCGGTGAAACCTATAACCTTACTGGTAAAAACGAACGTCAACTCAGTGCAATCTTGAATATGGCATATGATGACCTATTCCCAAATAACTCTGCACAAAAAGTTGAAAAAGCTAAAGAAGTTGAAAAAACTCTTGAAGCTGTTGACTTTTCAGGTTCTGGTTCACAGTCAGTGACTAATGACGAAAATGCTAAAGATAAACAATTGGTTGAAACAATCAAGAAGAATTCTGGGCAAGACTTCTCATGGACACTGTAATTATAAATTAGTTCTTTAACACTTATGGCATTTACACATGTAACATCAGCTAACGGACGATTCGGTAAAGACGCTGCTAAGTCTACTTCACAAGCAATTTTGGATGGACAAGTACTCGTTTACACTGGAGGTCTTGTTGTACCAGCTGATAACACTACTACTTTTGGAGAAGCAGAATATGTTTCTACAGCAGCAGTTACTTCAGGTGCAGCTCTTGCATCAGTTCACGTTTTCAAAATTTCTGAAAACGACCAATTCATTGCTGACACAGTAAACAACTCTAACGTTGCTCACAATGGTCAAAAAATGATTCTTAACTCTACTGGAGACAAAGCTAACAACACTGGTACTGATTCAGCTGTTGGAGTTGTTCGACAAATTGGAGTATACGGTTCACCTTCAGACAAGAAAATTGTTTGCGAATTCGTAACAAAATAGTCTTTACTTATTAATTAGTTCTTTAAAATCATTATGAATTTTTCTAACGGTTTGCTCGTGAACTTCCAAGCTATCTTGGATAACCGAGTAAAAAACATTACAGCGAAAGTTGGTGTTGCTACAGATTCTGAATATTTGAAATATGCTACAAAGCGAACAAACGCTGAACGCATCACTACAGATATTGGACTTACAGGTCTTGGTATGGCTAACTTCGTTGCAGATGCTGAAATCTCACCATCTGACTCTCCAATCCAAGGATTTGAGAAAAACTTTACCCAGCAACACTTGACAGTGAAGGCTACTATGTCATTCATGACAATGCACTTCCTTATCAAGTTGAAAGACAAAGCTAAACTTGATTCATCAGTTGAAGCTAAGGTATTAAACTTGCAACGTTCTCTTGAATCTGCAAAGGAATACTACGCTCAAAACTTCTTGGCTCAAGGATTCAACGCTTCATGGTCATTCTCTCCAATCTCAGGAGTTTCTGCTAACATTACTACTGTTGATGCTACTACAGCTGACGGTATCGAATGGTGGTCACAAGCTCACACACGAGAAGACGGTGGTTCTAACTGGTCAAACGTTGTTGTTGATGGTATTACACCTTCACCAGTATTTTCTATGTCAGCTCTTGAAGCTGCTCACCAATTGCACGCTCTTAAAAAAGATGGTCGTGGACTTCCACTCGGAGGAACACTTGACACTCTTATCTGTCTAGCAGGTTCAGCTACTGAACAAGTTGCTAAACGAATTAAGGGAACAATTGACAAGGGTACCTATCCAGGTTCATTCCAGGATGCACCTTCAGTTCCTTCATTTAACATCCTAGCTCTTAAGAACTATGGTGGAAACGGACTTGGAGCATTGCAATGGGGAATGTTTGACGCAGGACTTAAGTCTACAGAATACGGACCTCAATACATCGAATCATTGGCTAACACCATTGCTCCTACGATGATTGACCCAGGAAACCAAGACGTAATTATGCAAGCTGACACCATCTTTACATTTGGTGCTTCAGATATGCGAAACTATGTTTGGAGCCAGGGTGACGGAGTGACAGTTTAGATTGTTACACTATCGCCAACAGAGTATTACCTCTCTTTAACTTACATCACTTAGGTGGTGTTGGTTATAAGGAAGATAATTCCGATAATTAATTAATTATTACAAACTATGAACGATTCAATTACGCGTCCAATAATGGTACCAATCAACTTGTCTGCAACAGGTGTTGTTATACCAGCAGCTACTGATAAGTATCTGTACATTCGACAAATTGCCCTCATTGCAGATGGTGGAGCAAACACAATTACTATTCAAAAATATGATGGTTCTACTTATACCGACCTGTCACTATTACCACTACAAGCTAATGGAAGTTTTGTATTTGAAAACACAGAACCAGACTATCCATTTTTATTTGATATTGAACCAGGTAGTTCATTAGTATTAGATTTATCAGCTTCAACTCAGGTATCTGGACATATTTCTTACGGATACCGAAAATAATATATGTCTCAATTAATAGCATCACCATCGGCAGGAAGTGCGTTCGCTGGTGTTACAACAGATAATACAACAGTTTTTGGTGATGGATTAAATGTGCCATTGTACTCAGTAACTAGTCCAACTGGAAAAGGATTAAAGCAAGGTGGTGCTTTATGGTCAGGTGCTGGATTTGTATTCGATGTTTCAGACTTGTACTTTTATATTGATGATACTAACTATGTATCATCTGCTACTCAGGTAACATTGGACCCAGCAGACCCATCACAAGATAGATTTGATATTATTGTTGTAGATGATTCACTAAATGTTTCTGTTGTTACTGGAACACCTGGTACACCACCAGCACAACCAGAACTAGCATGGAACCAAGTTGGAGTTACTATTGTATTGGTATCAGCTGGTTCTACTACGCCAGCAATTAACTACGACTTAATGTATAACGAAAATACTGGCTCTCCTACAGAGTGGGTTGCAAGTACTTATTCATTATCTGGAGCAGTAGGAGCAATCAACAACGCTTCTACAAACAACCCATTCAATGGAACAAAATGTATTCAAGCAACTGCTGTTAACATTAGACGAGGTTCATTGCTTACTAGGGCAACTGATGTAAACATTCAAAACTTCAGTTCCATTCAATTCGCTTTTAGACTTGATTCAGCAATTACAACAGCTCAAAACTTTAATATTAGATTCAGAAATTCTGGTGGTACATTTATTGGTAACACCGTAAGTGTATTTAACTGGGGTGCTTCTCGAACTGTTATTGGAACAAACCAAGTTGTAGTTATTCCAATTACAGCATTTGGAAACATTACTAATGTTCGTTCCATCGTAGGTATTATGGCAGGTGGTTCAACATTGCTTACATATAACTGGGCATGGGACTTCATTAAATTGTCTGATAGTATTCCATTCCAAAGTAATCTTGGACCTATATTCTTGTCACCAAGTAATACTCTTTACTCAACAGGAGCAGCTATAGGAGCCACCTCTCTATCTAATAATATTTCCTTCGGTAGTAATTCTTCGTTTCAAGCAACACTTACTAACGATGCTATATTCCTAGGAGCAAACGCTGGATTTAAAACATCTTCTTCTGATACTGCAATATTTATTGGTAAAAACTCTGGGTATGAAGCTGGCTCAGTATACGGTGGAGTATTTATTGGTGAGGAAGCTGGTTATCAAGCGGTAAATTCTATAAACTCTGTATTTATCGGTAAACAAGCTGGTTACGGAGCTACAAATACAGCACCTTCAATTGCTATTGGTAACGCCTCTACTCCGTTATCTTATAACAACAGTATTTTGCTAGGTTTTCAGGTTGTAGCAACAGCTAACAATCAAATGACTATTGGCTCAGGTTCTGTTCCAATTAATGAAGTTGTAATTAATGGTACTGGAGGTATTCAAGTACCAGTAGGTACAACAGGAGAACGTATAGCAACACAAGGTATGATTCGATATAACACAACGACTTCTAAGTTTGAAGGTTATAACGGTTCAATCTGGGTAGACTTAAACTAAATTTGTAATACTGTAGGTATCATCACATTGTGGTGGTTCCTATCAGTCTTATAACCAAGACTTGATTAAATTATGTCATTCATTCAAGCAAATCCAAATGGTGGAGGTTTAAAACCATTCATTGAAATTACAGGAACGCCAAACCGTTTCGCTCTTTTTGACAATCTAGGAAAAGGTGCAACCGATGACCTTGCAACACGAGACTACCTAACAGGAGAAACCTACATCGGATACCGAACAGGAGCAGGACAGTTCACCAACGCAATGAAGCTTGGTAACTTCATCGGAACCCTAATTCCAGATGGTGTAGGATTCGAACGTCATGACGCAGTGGGTGATAACTTCACGTTCAGTGCGGCAATAGACGGAACTTCAGTCGGAAGTAGTACCAATTCACTTTTACAAGGTTACGCCGACATTACAAACGGAATATTTGTAATAACTACACTAAACGCATTCAGTTCAGATATGAGCTATGCAAATGACGTAGCTGGAGTGTACGGAGATATAGTTATAGGAGCTACAAAATTAGAGCTTCTATACACCGACAACAACACCACATTCCAAACCAATACCCAGTATTCATCAACAGGTATTCGAAATACTTTCCAAGACATACTTACAGGACGAGAAATGACAAGCCTGATTACGCCGACAGGTGTTCGATTTGGTAATGTCAGCGGAAGTTTTGGAAATCACATTCAACTTGACATAGATGATTTTAATCAAGAAATATCGGCCAACGGGTTATACAGTTCATTCTTGAACGTATACGGAAAGATGCTTTCGCTCAATGCGAACTCAAGACTCATGGGAATGGGAGACGTAGACAAGATTCTTTCACATGCAGGGTTCTTTGTAGATACGGTAAATGGGATTTCGGTTATTGACGGGCTACAAACGCCATTCATTAAGGCTACTCCTTCACATATTACAGCTGGATTCAGTGGTACTGGTCTCAATGACATGCAGTATGACAGCTATACTACATACTCTAACTCGCTTCCAAACACCTACACTGCGACAATCAGCCATGTAGATGCGGTATACATGAGTCTTACTATGATTAGTACTCCTGGATTCGCAATAGGAGATACCGTAACTGACGGTGCAGGTTCTACAGGAACTATTATCAAAGGAGGTGACGTTGACGGATTTATCGTAGTTGAACCTATCATCGACCTCGGTTGGACAAGTGCGACAGCGGTAGCTGATACAACTTCAGGAGCAGCAGCTACTGTTTCAGGCGTAATCTATACGGATACGTTTGACTGGGGTAGTTCACAGGCAGGTGTAGGTTCAGCAGCAAACGTACCATGTTCGTCATTTATAAATCTTGGATATGGAATGATTGTAAAGTTCGGAGCACAAACAGGGCATACTATTGGAGATTCATGGAAATGGACTCTTTCAACTGGATATGCTTACTCTAAGATTGCAAAATTCGATGGAAGGAACGGAATCGTGAAACTTGGAGATGTAGATACTTTAAGTAACGGAGCAATCATTTCAGTAGACGTACCGAACAACAAGATAAACTTAAAAGCAACTACGATAAATGTGGACGGATTGCCAGCTTTTGCAGATGATGCAGCAGCTTCGTCACTTGCAGCAGGTGACCTTTATCAGACAACTGGAGCTGGTGCTGCACCGCTCAATGTCGCAGGAATCGTAATGGTCAAGCAATAATCTAAACATAAATTTATGGCACTACACATTCACAAAGTACAACCAAATACCATTATTACGGAATACTTCATCATCGTAGATATTTCTGCAAACAAGTTCACCAAGAAAGGAAAAGTAACCGTAGCAGGATACGCTTCAAAGGAAGCTCGAGAATCAGCACCGCTTTTTCCAATCGTTACCAAGTCATTTGAAATCACTTTTGATGACGTGAACGGAAATCTCTATGCACAGGCATACGAGAAACTTCCATCATTAAAATCAATGCACGGAATCGCTGCTGTTAACGAAACTCCATACTTCGATGGAGCGACAGAAGCTTAGTTGTAATACTGTAGGGGTCTTTACAAGTTGTAAAGCAGCTGATTTCAGTTGTAAAACAGTTGTAAAGGTTCCTATCAGTCTTATAAGGACTGCATTAAAAAATTATGGATTTACTAGAATTAATAACAAAATATTGGTCACTAATAGCATTCGTTGGTGTAACGATAGGCTCTTGGGTTAAATTTACTGGAAGTGTAGCTGATATGAAGGTTGATATGCAAAAACAAAATGAAGAACACGATAAGCAAATACTCAAACTTGAAGTATCACAAGAAAATTTACAAACTAGATTTGATGAGCATAAGGATAAGATGTCAGAGTCGATGAACCTTATTCAACAGGATATTCGTGAAATTATGACAATATTAAAAGGAAATATAATCAACAAATAATATGGAAAATCTAATTGAAAAAAGAGACGAATTAGTTCGTCAAATAACATTCCTAAACGTACGAGAATCAGACCTAAAGCGTTCATGTGAAGAAAAGGGTTTAATACTTGCTCAAATTCACGCAGATATTGATTCTGCAACAATTATCAAAAAGGAATTATTGTCAAACCTTAAGGGTTCACTTGATGAAATTGCAACAGCACAAGCATCAATTATAGCACTGATTGATGAAGTACAAGAATAATAAAAATATATGGATAGTATTCAACTAACAGTAAAAAATAATATTGGAAACACATTAACTGTCTCTAATGACATGCTTTTGCGTGTTAAGACATATCTATCTGATAACTACGCATTAGGTTCAACAACTATAAATGTTGACAACGCACAAGACTTCCTTGTAACCAACATTGCTCTTTTTGAAGGTATTGGACAAGAACGAGCAGAGTTTAAAGCAATTTCAGGTGTTACAAACACACAGTTAACTGTAGCTGCTACAATATTCTCACACAACCGTGGTTCTTCTGTATATTTATCTCAATATGACCAAATTGTGGTAGAAAAAGCAACTTCATTAAATGGTTCATATTCGGTTCTTGGTACATACTTAATTCAGGCAACACAACAAAATACATTAATCCAAGATAATGCAGGACTTAAAACATCATATTATAGAGTTAAATTTAAGAATTCAGTAAACTCGTTAGAATCTGACTACTCTTCACAAGCTACAGCATTACCATTCGGTTCACAATCAGTTGCAGCTATGCTTCAAACAATCCGTGAACAATCTGGTGTAGCAGACTCAGACCCACGAGTTACAACACCGTTCCTTATTGGAGCATTAAATGACGCACGAGACTATGTAAAGAATACAATGGCTGGTTATAAACAAGGATGGCTAGCTGAATTTGAATTTCCTATTCAAGTACATGCTGGACAAAACTTTGTAGAGCTTCCTGATAACTATGACTATAACTTTACAAACAATGCATTACTTTCAGTTCGTTATCCACGTATGGGAGGTCTTGCACCATACCCACTAACATATATCGACAAGCGAGAATGGAATAGTGCGTCTTATGGTCTTAAGTATACATACACAAGTGGAGCAACTCTTTCAGGTGCCACAACACTTAATGTAACCAACATTGGAGATTTCTCAATATATCCAACGGGTACAATATTTGTTGCAACGGAAGATTTCTCACAACAAATAATGCAAGTTAATTATACTGGAGTAGACCTACTTACAAATTCATTTACTGGATGTACTGGTATTACACGTAACATCGGAGACAATGTACAGATATTTGCATTCCCTAACTTCTCCATTGCATCATTCTACACAGTGTACGATAACAAAATTGTATTCAACAGACCAATTCCACAAATAATGCAAGGTCAAAATATTTACATTGATTACTATAAAGCAATGACATACATTACAGATATTAACGTAATTATGGATGAACCTTTTAAAGATATTTACAAGTACTACATTCGCTATGCAATTAAATATCTTAGAGATAACACAATTAAAATGGAGACAGACCCAGACTTCAAGATGTTCGTTAAACTTATAGAAGAATGGATTAACAACCACTATATTGGACAAACACAGAAAGTAATTAGACGATAATCATATGGCACAAAACAACCCTCTTAAAATTCCAAATATTACAGAAGGAATCATTCGTTCTGCTGCAATTACAGACGTTAGTTCTGAATTACCTTCAGTTCAAGAGGCTGTAAATGTCAACTATGACCGCCTTGGTTCTACTACTGTACGTCCTGGACTGACCGCATACTCTGCGGTTCTTTCTGGTTCTCCTATAGGATTAGGTGTATGGAATACAAATACAACACAAAAGTTATTGGCTCAAGTAGGTAACACAATCTACGCATACTCTGGTGGTACATGGACATCATTGGGAACAAATGGAGGAACATCTCGTGTTAGATACGCTCAATTCATTGACTATACTTATATGGTTAATGGTTCAGGTAATGATGCAGTTAAGTCTTATGATGGTTCAGCTTATGGTACAGCGAACACTGCGTCTCTTCAAAAAGGAGATTACATATCTGCTGGATTTGATTCTCGTGTATGGATTGCAAACTCTACGCAAAATAAAGTTTACTACTCAGACCAGATTCCTGTTGGTTCTCCAATGGCAGGTGGAACAGAATTTATATACTTTTCTCCAGCTCAAGGTGAATACATTACAGGGTTGTACACATACAAAAAAGCATTACTGGTATTCATGCAGAACTCAATCTTCCGTATTTATGGACCAGACGTATCTGACCCGTATCCAGCGTACTTCGTAGGAACATACTCACAAGAATCAATTGTAAGAGGTAAGGATTCACTGTATTTCCATCACTCTACAGGATTCTATCGTTATAGTCCAAATGGAGAGCCACAAGAGCTTTCTAAGCGTATTAAAGACATTGTAGATGCTATTCCACGAGCTAACTATGATGATGTATTCGGATGGGCAGATGATGATAACGTTTACTGGCATGTTGGAAGCGTAACAATTGGTTCACGCACATTCAGAAACTTAGTAGTACGATATTCAATGTCATCAAACAACTGGACATTCTATGAATATTTCAGTAGTGCAGGTTCAACAAGAACACTAACATCTGCAATAGTTTATGATGATGTTACAACACTAAGTAGACTAGTTGGAGTATCTGATGGAAACGTTGCTAGTACAAATCTTGGTACAACAGACTTAGGAGACCCAATCTTTTACGATGAAATAGGTCGTTGGTATACAATAGGAACACTTCAATCAGATTTAGTGCAAATTACGTCAATGGCTGGGGTTGGATATGGAGCATCTAGTGCAGTACTTGAGGCACAGATTGACCAAGATGATGAAAACAAATGGAGAACAATTGGAACATACTCATCAGACTATGTAACAATGTTTAACTCAATAGTAGACTTACCACCATTTAACAGGGTTCGCTTCCGTAAAAGAGGAGTATCAACTGGTATTGGTCCAATATTTGACGCAATCGAAATTGGAAGTGTAAATAAGGTAGGAACAAAATCACAATAATATGTCATTAGAATCATTAAAATTTGATAGGTTTCTATACCGAAATAAAAACGGTAATCCAAACACACCACTACAGGGAATTTCAACTGACGTCCCTGATGGTATTTCTTATGATTCAGAAATGGGTGGTGGAGGAGGAGTTGCTCCAGCAGAACCAACTGGTGGTATTACAGGACAACCTGGAGGTATTATCGCACAGATGTACTTACGTTCATCAAACTCACAAGACAGAGTAGAAATTAACCCAAACGATTCATTTATTGCATATAGTAATAACATTCCTGTTGTAACAATTAACAAGAATGGTATTAGTAAGTACGGATACCCATTACCAACAACACTTGGTGTAGGATTCGTAAATGCAGCAGGTACACCAGGTGGTGTATTCCCAACTGGATGGACTGTTACAAACTTATCAACTGGTCGATACCAAATCACACACAACCTTGGCTCTACCAACTATGTAGTCCTATTAACACCACTTGCAGCAACTACTCGTGAGTTTTCTGTTGAATCTCAAACACTAAACACATTTATAACACGATTTTATTCAAACGCTGGTGGTACATTAATAGACACAGACCACTCATTCATGGTATTGACAAATCCTTAAAAATATTACATAATATAAACATATGCCTTCAAACAAACCGTTAAACTTAATAGAACAAGGAAACTTAGCAACTGGCTCACGCGGTTCTAGTGTTTCACAAATGCAACAAATATTAAAACAGTTTGGATATTATCCAGGTCCTATTGATGGTGTATTTGGACCACAAACTAAAGAAGCAATCAAAACTTTCCAGCAAGACAGCGGAATTTCAAATGATGGTATCTTTGGTCCAATTACTCAAGGAAAGCTTATAGAGTGGCAAGCAAACCCTCTTAAGGCTCAAATCAATGACCCAATTGTTAAAGACGCAATGAGTAAAGACCCAAACCTTGCTCAATCACTCTATGCACTTGAAAATGAGGGTGGCAATCGTGCAACATTCGTAGCATCTGCTGGAGAAGCTGGAAAGAAAGGATATTACCTTGGAGCAGGATTTACTGCAAAACCAGAACTGATGAAACAGCTTACTGATATTGCAAAGAAAGAAATGGACCCTCAGTTTAACGAAGCTCTACAGTTTTATGCAAATGATTTCCAGTCATCATTGGATAAAGAAAAGGCTGATTATCAAGATTCAATAGCAAAGGCAGAAGGTCAATTTACAAACGATAGATTCTCACTTCAGAACCAGCAAGGTAAAACAAACAATGTTAACTCTAGTTTGGGTGCTAAACAACGAGAAGGTCTTGTAGATAACTACAATCGAGGACTACAAGGAATGCAACGAGATACATCATATAAGCTTTCAGACCTAGCTCGTAATTACGAAAGTAAATTAGGAACAAGTGATGTAAACAAATTTAACTTTGGTATGCCAACTTCAAATGTTGGATGGTGGTCAGGAGCTAATCGTGGAAATGCACAAGCATATACACCAATGGGAGGACAACAAGGTAGTCTACGACAACAATACGCTAGTCAGATTCAGAATTATGCAAACAAAAAGTTAGACGCTTTAACTAATTCAATCAAAGAATAATATATGAAACTATCAGATTTAATACAAAACAAAAAAACGTACTCTGGTACAACATATCCTATTGATAATGGGACTTCTGTTTTGCAACAAGCAATAAATAAAAGTAGTCCCTCTTTTAAAGATACTACAACAAACCAAGCAGGAGTTCCTGTTTCAACCAAAGCACAAGATTTGTATAATGCCAATGCTAACTCACCTCTAGCTCCTATTTTTAGACAAATGGCTCAATCTACACCATCACCAGTAGCTCCTGTAGCATCTGCTCAAGCACCTGTTGCTCCTACACCAGAACCAATTAAGGATGCACAAGGTAATCCAATTGCCACACCAGCCGACTGGTATGCTGAATATGGTTATCGAGCACAAAATGGTGACACTAATGCTCAGCAATGGTTGAAAGATAACGTTCTTCCAGACCAACAACAAAATACTGGTGGTATTGACTTCAGTACACCTACCTCACAGGTTGCATATTCAGCAGAGAAACTAAATGAACTATTTGGTACAAAATCACCAGAAGACTTGTTTGCTATGCGTGAACAACTACGTAGAGATGCTGCACTTGCTAGAGCTGGTCTATTACCAGAAACTGAATACATGTACTATGATGGTTCTGGAGTTACAGATGGAAAGCCTAAGTATAACTATGACCAGATAATGGATATAAATAAGTCAACAGCAGACATCTTTAGTAACGCTGCTGCAAAAGCAGATAAGTTTATGGATGATTACTCTAAGGGTCAAAAGGCTACTGGAGGTTCATCTGGATATGGTACAAACCCAGTAATTTCTACTATTTTGGCTTCTGGTAAGTTCACAAAAGAACAATCTGCTGCTATCAAGTATGCAATAGATAATGGACAAAACCCAACAGCTGTAATATTAAATAATGCTAAAAACATTATGGGTAATACACTTGGTACTAAGACTGGTCAACTTGAATCAGCTTATACACAAATGCAAGGAATTGATGCATTACTAAAAGATTTCTATGGAAAAGGAGGAGACTCATCATTCTTCAAGGGTAATTATGAAAAAGTACTTAACAAACTTGGTAATGTTTCAGACCCTAAACTAGTTGACTTAGCATCTCAGATTTCAAGCATTCTTATGTCATATCGTAATGCTACTACTGGTACTGCTGCTAGTGTTCCAGAAGACGCTCAAATCAAGTCAATCTTCCCTGGAATTGATAAGGGTGAAATGCTAAACAATGCGTTAACTAAAGCTAGACTATCTTCTGTTAAACGTGAAATTGACGGTAACTATCGTTCTGCTCTCGGAAGCGATTATGATACACTTCTTAAACAACAAGAATCAAATAAGCCAAGTGACTCATCAGGAGATAGATATATTTTTAATAAGGGATACAAGTACAAAGTTAATTCAGATGGTTCTGCGTCACTAGTGTCTTTTAATCAAGTTGGGAGCGGCACAAATCAAGCTCCAAAAGTTGTCGCAGGATATGATATCTCATCATATGCAACAGACCCTAATCATGAACGAAGTGTTGCAGCTATTTATCAACGCACTCCAGAATTTAAATCACCAACAGATATTGATATGGTAATACGAAGAGTTGCACCTAAATCAAGAATAACTGGTAGTATGATTGCTTCAGCTGCAAATTCTTATGGAGTAGACCCTAAAATGGTTTACGCTATGATGCTACAAGACTCATCTCTTGGAACTGCTGGTATGGGAGCACGAAATAATAATCCAGGAAACATTGGACAATATGATAATCTTAACAGGCCAGTTGCTGGATATAGAACACTACAAGATGGTGTTAATGCAGTTGCTAAATGGTTATCAAAAAAGAAAGTGTCACCAGGAAGAAACTACGCATAACATATGGAAAAAATAACACGCTCACAATTTATTCAGAAGTATGGATTTGACCCACATGACCCAGCTTCATTCACACAAAAAGCACCTACAACGGGTGCTATTGGTGGTTCTACAGATACTGCTCCTAAACAAACACTAACACCTGAAGAGGTAACTGCTGCTATGTCATCACAACCACCACAAACACTTAGTGCTGATGAGGTTGCTAAGATTAGTGGAGGAGTATCAGATTCTGGATATCAACCAGGTAAGTTTATTCAAGCTCTTAGTAATGTACGTCCAGACTACTCTGGAGGAACCTTAAGTGACATCTCTGAGGGTATCAATGACGCAACTTTCGGTGCATTCAAGGGATTGGTACGTATGCCTGTAAACATCGCACAGGCTATTACTCCAGATGCGATGTGGGGTGATAACTCGTTACTCAATTCTGGTTCTGAAAGAGCTAAAGCATTCGCAGATGCTACGAAAGGAAAGACAGGACTTCAGAAGGTTGGTGCAACGTTTACCGACTTGGCTTCTATGTTCACACCAGTTGGTGTTGAAAAAGGAGCTGCTACTATTGCTGGACTTGCTGGAAATAAAGCTGGTCAAGCAGCTGGATTATTATCAAAAGTATTACCAGAAACTGGAGTACTTAGTAAGGCAGGTATTGGTGGTAAACTAGCTGAGTTTGCACCTAAATTAGCTTCAGGAGTTGCTGAATCTGTTGTTGGTGGTGGTATTGTAGGACACGGAGGTGAAAACGCTACTACTGACGCAATGCTTGGAGCCGCGTTCCCAATTGCTGGTGCTGGATTGAAATATGCTGGTAAAGCATTTGAAACACCACAAGCTAAACAATGGTGGGCTGGTATTAGAGATTGGGCATCTGGAACTGATAAGTACACAAAGACGGTAATGGACGATACTCTAAAGTTACTTAAAGACCAATCACCAGAAGCTATTAAGCAACAACAAGAAGCATTCAAGAATACGCGTGATATGCTTACTCCAGTATTTAACAAGCTACGACATAATATTTATGGTACTGGTACTCAAGCTGAAAATGAATTTGGTCAAGCTCTTGATTATATGACCATGAAGTATCTTCCATACATTGAACCAACAGAAAGCGGAATGCTAAACGTTGCTAAGTCTATGGACGTACTCAAGGGAGACTTGTCTGCTGCTGGTCAAAATAAAGACTATGCATTCAAACTATTTAAGGATGGTACACAAAAAGTATCAAACCTAAATAAGTCAATTACTTCTACAATTAACAATCTCGGTATTAACAAGAGTGGTAAGCCATATAATGATGCGATTAATTTCTTAAAGAATGAATCTGCACGTATTACAAATGGAGCACAAAAGGTAACTGCTGAACAATTAGATGCTTTAGCTCAAAGTATTTGGGCACAAAAGCAATCACTTGGACCAGACGAATCAGTTGCTCGTGGTATTTATGATAAACTATATGGAGCTGTTAAGAAGAACATTGTAAAGATTGGTAATGAATCTGGAAACAGAAAAGCAGTTGAGCACTATGTTCGTGAATCTGAACAGTATTCTAAATTAAAGAATATTGAACAATTGATGAATAAGCTTGACACAATGCAAACAAACCCTACAGGTCTTACTCAACAAGAACGACACGGTATTCAGTTACTTGCAGGTGCGCTTACTGGTGGAGCTACTGGAAACTTTATGAACACTGGTATCTCATATGCAATGTCATTCCCACTTGTTAAAGCATTGTCTCGAAGAATCTCTGCTGGTAAACTGGCTCAGATTAGAACAAACCCTGTTATGCGAGCAGCATCAGAATTAGAAGCAACTGGTCTTGCAAATGAACGAAAGAAACTAACTGAAATCATTAAAGACCAAATGTCATCTAAGGAAAAATTTACTAAACCATTTAATATGAAGAAATAATATGTCATTCGCACTACCACAATTCATGCAATCGCCTTGGAACAATCTTGTTTGGACGGCTATTGACAATGAAACAGATACACGTACGAGTCTTATTATCTATAATGGTGCTGCTAACACACTACCAACAGATACTGGACAGTATGAAGTAAACTGTATTATGATGCATCAAGCAGAAAAGCAGTTATACTCAAACATTGGAACACTTGATACCCCTAGTTGGGCACCATTTGGACCAGGGTCACAATACCCACAACCACTTGTGCCAGGAACATTCCTGTTTACAGATGGTGCTACTGTATATTGGTCAACTGCATTAGTTGGACAAGTACAATACAACGCGTCTAACTTAAACCAATATGGAATACTTAACTTCAATGATTTACTTGTTGCGTCTAATGACGTACCAAACTCAAGGATTAATGTTGACCTTGATGTTGTAAACCTTGCTAGTAATACATCGTTCATAAACTCACTGTTAGCAAATAATACGTTTATATCTGGTATATCTACAGCACTACTTGCGTTGTCGTCATTCATTACGAACCTTATTACCACGTTATTGGCTAATACCACATTTATTTCAGGTATTACTAACATTGTAAACACAAGTACATCTACATCAATTAATCTTAGTACACAGATAACTGGTACACTTGGATTAGGTAACGGTGGTACAGGAGCTTCACTTTCTGACCCTAACTATGATGCTGTTTGGGTATGGGACGATACTACAAACACAACTCGCCTTGCAAACATTTCAGGTCTTACCTACAACTCAGGTACAAACACGCTTACTGCTTCAGGAACAGCTGGTATTACAAGTATCAACGGAGATACTACGGCTGCTCAAACAATAAGTGCTGGTACGGGTATCAGTGTTGCAACAGTTGCAGGTGTTACAACTATTACAAACACGTTACCAAGTTCAGGAGGACTGTTTTCAGTTGGAATATCAAATAAATTAGGTATTAATATTACTGATGCCGACCCGTCACTTGCCTATATTAAAACAATGAAATTTGGTAATGACCTAGTTGTATTAACACGGGGAACTAATAACTCAGGTAACTTTAAAGTTAGAGTTTACAGTCGTAATTCAGATGGAGGATATACTGAAGCAGTCATTGCGGATATTCCAACAAGCAACGGTATTGGTACTGGCGTTATGTCTGTATCTATTTCAAAAGAATTAGATAACTCAAAACTGTATGTTTCTAAGGTTTCGCGTTCAGCTGGTGGAGGTGTTCAACCAGTCCCAATGGATATTGCGATTGATGAATATGATTCTAGTTACTCACTTGTAACAACCTACACAGGTCAAACGTTAAATAGTCTATTTAACTCAGATGTATCAAGCGGATTTTTTGTAAATGGTTCTTCTGTTTATATTTCATTAGACAACTTTAGACCAGGAACGGTTCCTAAGCACTGGAACCGTTGGACAATATCTGGTGTTTCACTTACTTCAGTTACTGATACTAACTTAGTAAAGGGAGATGATTCACCTGCGTTCTCTGATGGAACAAATGCATGGTTCTCAGAAGGTGGTTCGGTAGGACATTTCACATATTCTGGTATTTCGTTTACATTTATTGGAACATCTAATTTTCCTACTTCAACAATTGGTGTTAATTTAACAACATCAACATCTACTGATTCATATCAGGGAGTAGAAATAGTTTCTTCTGGAACCAAAATAGGGTGGTTTATTAACACATCAAGAACGATGCAGGAGTATTCATCAACAACAAAGCACATGGATTACATGTACGAATATAACGTATACGATTTCTAATGTCTTCACTCAGTATTGCCTCTTTCTGTACGGGGAGGCAATACAACAGTGCAGAGATTGCACACATAACAACAAACATATGGACTATTCAAAATACTCAAACTATACACCACTGTCAGAAATGATAAAGAAAGATAATTTCCCAACAGAGATTATTCTTCATCATTCAGCAAGTCTTGTTGATAACTTTAATTCAATACAATCATACCACATTACTGACCCAGAACATCTTTGGGAGAATGTTGGTTATCACTGGGTAATTGAACGAGGTGGAGCACTTAAACAAGGACGACCAGAAAACTATCATGGTGCTCATGTTAAAGAAGACGGTGTAAACACACACTCTATTGGTATTTGCCTTTGTGGAGATATTGACAAGAAGTTACCAGATGAAGGACAAATTGCTACATTAAAGAATCTTCTTTATCGTATCTCTAAACAATACAATATCTCACCAGACAAAGTATACCCTCATCGTCACTATGCACTAGATGCAAGTGGTAAGCCTTATAAGTCATGTTTTGGTAATCTATTGACAGATAACTTTGGTTCTAAGTTATTAGAAGAAGAATTAGCTAAAGATACACCATCTGAACTAGTTAATACACCTGTAGAAGTGCCAGTAGAAGCCACAAAATTGACCATTAAAGACGTTTCTAGCGTTGATAAGGCGTTGGACTATATCGTAACATCATCACGCAATCCAGAGGAGTGGTCAATGACTGTTAAGGCGTTCATTGTAGCACAATTACCTATCGCAATGTACTTCTTAAAGACAGTTGGAATTGATTTAGATTCATCTATCATTGGAGATGTTGTGAATAAGTTTACACTTGGTCTATCACTTATTATGGGTGCATTTGGAATATCTCGTAAGATTTATTTCTGGGGTAAGTCATTCATTGAAACAGTTAAACCACTATTGACAAGTAAATAGACTACCTGTCAATATTGCAATA